TTATTAGATACCTATGTATGGCAAATGGTGGATCCGGCCCTGATCACATTGATAAAAAATTACTCAATTCAACAGATTACAAGAAGGGTGGTTACTAATGGCTAAAAAAAGATTAACACAAATAGCAAAAGATTTAAACTTAGATTTTAACCAAGCATACAACATAGTTGTAACTAATTTAGAAGAATCTATGATTTCTGGTGCTGGCAAAAACACATGGATTGATGAGAGGGGTCAGTTAGTCCTTGCTGAACATGAGGTAGTGCCAGAGATCACTTCTAAGGTTTTTGATGGATATGCAATAAAACAATGTAACAATGAAAGATATTGGTATGTTAATGTAGATGGTTTGGGTAAAGTTCCTGCATTAGTACCAAGATTACTTAGACCAGGTATGTCACCAAGGAAGAATTGTAAAATTGAGTTAATAGAAGATGACACAGGAAAATCATACAGAGTCTTTAGACCAAGATTGTACGAACAATAGGGATTGGGTAGAAAGGCATGAAGATAGATTCATTGCTTGGGAAATGTTTGTAAGATACTGTAAAGGTCTTTCTAGAACACCAATGAAGCAAAGTATATTGTGTGATAAAATAGGTTTAAGTAAAAGATATATATATAGTATTTTGTTAAAAATTAAAGATCAATATGGAAAATCCTGACATTGATAAGGGTCTCACTTATTTAGAAAATGAACCTGATGTGCCTTCTTTGCGACATGCATACACAAGAACATTATCAGAATTAGGTGGTTACTTTGATCTTTGTCGAACTAGTTATGATGACCGGAGAAACTGGTGGGCTGGTAAAGCAAGGGATCATAGAAAACATGGAGCAGATGCATTCCCATGGGAAGGTGCTGCAGATATGGAAGCACATGTTATTGATGAGAGAATCACTAGGATGGTATCCATCTTCATGGCAGCTCTCAAAAGATCTAATGTTTCTGCTTTTGCAGTAGAACCAAATGATGTAGGCAAAGCATCAACTGTTACTAATTTCCTAAAGTGGATGATTACCTCTGGGTACATTGCTAGGTTTGACAAAGAAATGGAGTTAGCAGCCAACTATTTACTAGAGAGAGGTCTTATGATCTCATATGTAGGTTGGCACAGAGAAGATCGTAAAGTTCTACAAAGGTTAAATTTAGATGAGATTAGAATGATCTCACCAGAACTAGCTTCATCCATTGAATCAGAGGAAGCAGATGAAGGTGTAGTAGAAATACTACAAATGGCACTTGAGGGCACTACATATGATAGAGCACTTAAGGCAATTAAAGAGTTAAGAGAAACAGGTTCTGCAGAATTACCATTAGTACAAAGACAAGTAAATGCACCAGAGTTGTTATCATTAGCACCAGATGGAGATTTTTTCTTTCCACCATATGTTACTGATCCACAGAGAGCACCATATTGTTTTTGGAGAACATACTATACAGCACAAGAACTAGAGGCAAAGGTTAAGACTGATGGATGGGATCCGGATTTTGTTGAGATGGTCATTGATAAATACAAAGGTGTTTCATATGACCTCATGGAGGATGAGCCATACAACAATAGATCAAATGCACTTTCAGATAACACATACACCACAGATGATCTAATTGAGATTGTTTATGGCTACCAAAGGTTGATTGACAAAACTGATGGTTCAGAAGGCATCTATTGTACAGTGTTCCACAGGGAATACACAGGTGGTTTAGATGTTAAACCATATGCTAAGTTTGAATTACTTAATGGTTTTGAAGACTACCCTGTTGTTGTTACAAAACTATCTGAGGATAGCAAAAGACTTTACGACACTACAACTGTTCCTGATCTATTGAGAGGAATACAAAATCAAGTAAAAGTAGAAAGAGATTCTAGAATAGATAGGAACAGTTTAGCTACTTTACCTCCAATCATGCACCCAGTTGGCAATAGTCCTAAGAACTGGAAACCAGGTGGACTTATTCCTTACCGAAGGAAGGGTGAGTTTGAGTTTGGGCCAGCACCATCATACAACCAAGGGTCTGTAGAAATGGAAGCTACACAACTTGGACAAGCTGATAGATTGATGGGATTAGATGAGGGTTCTGATATTTCACTTATTAGGCAGCAATTTTTGGTTAATAAGTTCCTACAACATACTGCTGATGTAGTTAAGTTATGTTATAAATGTTTCCAAAGATTTGGGCCAGATGAGGTGTTCTTTAGGGTTACAGGTAACTCTAATCCACAAACACTCAAGAAAGGTGCAGGGTTTGAAGACTATGACATTACTATCAACTATGATGTATTAAACAATAATCAAGATATACAAAAAGCAAAACTAGAACAATTAGTATCACTTACACAACTAGATAGAAATGGACTCATAGATATGAATGCATTACTAGCTGCTATAGCAAATTCTATAGATCCTGTGTTAGGTGATACAATACTACAGCCTATAGAGGAGGCTCAAGAAAATATACTTAAAGATGTTACAGATGATTTATCTAAAATTTATGCAGGGATTGAAGTTCCTGCAAGACCTAATGCTACAGATGCTGCCATGCAAATTATCCAATCCTACTTGCAACAACAAGATGTGCAAGCTAGGTTGCAAAGTGATGCAGCATTTGCGGAAAGGTTACAAAAGTATCTTAACCAGTATGAATTTGCACAACAACAACAAGTGAATGCAAGTGAGTTTGGTCAACTAGGAACAAGAGCAGCCCAAATGGGTGACACTCAAACACAAGCAATGCAATAAAATTATGGACAACCAATCAGCAGCACAATATGCAGAAGCTAGAGCACAAGATGCAGGGCCAGCAGAAGCTCCACAAGAACAAAATGAAGAACTAAAACAAATGGTTCGTCAAATTGTTATGGAGATTATGCAGGAAATGCAACAAGGTGCACAGCAATAATGGCAAGAACAGTAGACCAAGACTTAGGTGAATTAGTACATAATCCTGCATATGCAAATGTGGTGGGGATGATACATGCCTATAGAGAAAACTCTATTAAATCATTACAGGGTGCCGGCCCAGATACCATTCAACAAATAAGTGGAGAGATACTTGCATATGACTCCATGTTGGATCTAATGGATTGGCAGCTTATTACACAAATACATTTTAACAAAAATTAATGTTATAATAAATTTATTATCGCAAATCGTCTGGGCGTAAAGGAGATGGATATATATTATGCAAGAAGAAATCATTGAGGGGAACGAACAGCCCTCTGAAACTAGTTCGGAAAACATGGGTTGGCAACAATTCATTGAAGATAGAGGGGGAGAGAACTCTTTGCAAAAAGATGATGCTACCTCCCAGGATGAGGCAGGAGAAAATTTAGAACAGGGATCTAGTGAAAAGACAGCTAGTGAAAGTTCTAATACTAACCCTACCGATCTTGTTCTTTCAAAGTTAGATATAGATTCTTTGTCCCAAGAAGAACTTGGTGAGTTATCTAAAAAGTTAAATAGCCGAACTTTATCTAGGTTTAGTGAATTAACTGCTAGGCGAAAAGCTGCAGAAGAGGAACTAAATAAGTTAAAGAGTCAACAAAATCAACAAGCTGTGCCTAAGGTTAAAAACAACCCATTGGCAGATAATACTGTTGAACAGTTGGAACAAGCTAAAGAAACTGCAGAAGAACTCATTGAGTGGGCAGACAATGTATTATATGAAAATGAGGATGCTAGTTCTCATGATGTAGTAGCAGAAGTAGAAGGTAAGGAATTTACCAAAGCTGAAGTTAAAAAATCATTGAGACATCACAAGAATGTCATTGAAAAATACATACCTGCAAGGGTATCAGATATACAAAGAGAAGGTCAAACCATGCAAATGGCAGAAGCTTTCAAGAGAAAAGCAGTTGAGGAACTACCTTGGTTAAAGGATAGTAATAATCCTGTAAACAAACATTTCTCTGCAATGGTATCTGATAAGAGAGTAAAGGAGATGGATGCAAATCTACCTAAAGAAATTAAAGCACAGATGCCATACTTATTGGCACATGCTGCAAATAGTATCTATGGTAGAACAGTTGTTAATTCTAAGAACTCCACAGTTATTCCAAAGAAAATACAAAGGCAACCTATTATTACACCTAGTAAAACTAGTAAGCCTACAGTATCTAAATCTGACAAACCTCAGAATAGAGCATCCAAAGTTATCAGTAATGCAATGAATAAATTTGCAGGGTCTGGTGATAAAAATGATTTCATAAGTCTAAGAACACAACAATTAACAAAAAGATAGAAAGATTATAAATTATGTCATTTTCAAATACATTTGACACCACAAATCCAGGATCTGCTGTTTCTAATAGAGAAGACTTGACAAGCACTTTGACAATCCTTGCTCCAGAAGAGACACCAATCCTTTCATCTGCTTCTAAAAAAAGTGCTAATGCAACTTTTGTGGAGTGGACAGTTGATAAGTTAGCCGATCCAATTACACCATCATCAAGCAACTCAGGTATTGCTGAAGGTGCAGACATTTCTCAGTTTACTGACAAGTTTGCAGCAAGAGCAAGAATGGGTAACTATGTACAGAAGTTCCGCAGGGACTACATGGTATCAGACTTGCAAGATGCAGTTGAGTCAGTTGGGCCAGCTAAAATAGCAGAAGCAGAAGCTAAAGCTCTTAGAGAAATCAAAAGAGATATTGAAAAAGTTTTAGCATCTACACAAGGTCGACAACAAGAAGATGGTACTGGTAACTCACCATATCGTACAGCAGGACTAGGTGCTTTCTTAGCAGAATCACCTGATAGCACATTTGTTCCAAGTGGATATGAAACACCTGCTACTAGTCGATACAAAGTAGCACAAGCTAATGCTAATGCATTAACAGAGTCTAGCTTCAATGATCTTATTACAAGCATCTATGAAGTAACTGGTGAAACAAACAACCTTACACTTATTGCTGATACACAGCTCCGGAGAATCATCTCTGACTTTGCTAGATTGCAAGGTTCAGATGGTACATCTATCCGTAATGTGAATTACACTGGTGGTGCTGCAGACATTAAATTATCTGTAGAGCTATACCAATCAGACCATGGAACTATTTCTGTGATCAATGGTAATCCAGTATGTATGCCAGACTATGGTGCTACCGGAAATAAGGGTTCAGGTTACTTTGTAAACCCAGAATACTATGGTGTTCATGAACTTATTCCTATGGGAACTACCCGCTTACCTAACCAAGGTGGTGGTGAGAGAGGTTTTGTGGACTGTGCACTTACATTAGGTGTATACCATCCTCAAGCTCATGGTGTTATTGAACAATCTAAAGACTTAGCATAAGGAGGAATATAACATGCCAAAATTAACAGTACAAGAAGCAGCCATGACTGGCTTTACAGATTCAATCTCTTTCAAATTTGGAAGTGATTTTAAAGATAATACTACAGCAGCAGCTATGGTAAAGACATACTCAGTACCAGCAGGTACACTCATCACAGATTGTGCTTATCACCTAGTCACACCTTTTACAGGTGGATCTATTTCTAATGTCACATTAGACATTGGTTTTGGTGGTTTAGGATCAGGCACTATTGATGATTTCATTGAAGCAGGTGACATCTTTGATGGTGCAACCTACTTGAAAAACAATGGAGCTAAACTAGTTGGTGGTTCCGGTGCAAGAGGTCATTTGTTCACAGCAGATGATACTATTGACATTGAGTTCACACCAGCAAGTGATGGTCTAGCTAATGCAACAGCAGGGGAAATTGTTATTAAGTTTAATTTACTTAATCTCAATAAATCTGATGGAGTAAACTAATCTAATTTGGGTTAGGGGGCACATAGCCCCCTGCCCTTTTACTTATGGAACATAATTATTCAAAAGATGAAACAGATGCAGCTTTTGTTGATCTAGTAAAAACAGAACTAGACAAGGAAAAGAGGCAAGAGAAGTATAGAGTAGGACAAGCAGAGAAAGAAGCCAAAGATCTAGCTGGGAAAGATCATCCATTATTTGGAAAATGTGTAGCTTCAATACCTGCTAGAGATTACTTTAGACTTGTTAATAAATATGGAACTGCAGAGGTACACAGCCCTAAGTTCATTAAATACTTTCAAAAAAACTTTGCTAACCTTACACCTAATAAATATAAATGAAGTCATATGATGATGGTTTAGAGTATATAAAGGCACTTGCAGGTGTTAATAACTTCACTACACAAGAGGAGTTGAATATTAGAATCTTATTTAATAGAAGGTTTAAGAAAGCATATAATACTATAGATTCCTGGCCTAGATATTTAGTGTCAGGACAAGAAAGATTATTAGGGGATGTAGTTATAACAGATATACAATCTACTAATGAAGAAAGTTTTGTAGTTAGATACATGAATGGTGCTTATAGAAATATAGGGATAGATAATGCTACTAGCAAAACTCTCTATATGAGGGCAGAATTTGCTGATACAATAAGTGCATCAGCAGTAGGTGTAGGTACAATCACACAAGGGATGTACTATAAAGATATTAATGATGGTTGGACTTTTTCTGATATTAGAGTTACTAAAACAGAAGATAAGAAATTTGATGTAACTTTATTTGATACTTATGTTAAAGAAGAATTTCCAACAGGTAAAGATTTACTAGATGTAGACCCTACACAGTTTACTACTACACAAAGTGATGCTACATTGAATTTTACATCTTCAGTAATATCGGAAGGTCAAGCAGTACCATACTCACAATATCCTAAGACTAAGATAGGACAGTTTATAAGAATATATAAAGATAAGCCAAATGTTAGAAAGTCATCTGTGGAGTATGATTTCTTCATGGAACAAGCAGGTGCTTATCCAATGAATTTAATAGCAAGCCCTGGTTCAGTTTTTGTTACATACAAAAAAGAATTTGAAGAATTTAAGTTGAGCACTACTACATTAAGAGCACTTGCTCAAATACCTAATGAGTTCTTTACTTACATATGTTATGGTACATATGCAGACTTTTTAAGATTTGATGGTCAATTATCAAAAGCTATTATAGAAGAAGATATAGCAGATAGTATATTAGATACTGAAATAGAAAAAGTTGATATAATGAATAATACTAATTTGAATTTTAAAGTGCAAACACACTCAACAACACAAGCAAGATAATGAACTCAAGAGTAGTAAATCTATACCCAAAGCCAACTGCAGGTGTAACTGCAATGAAAATGCTTACTGTAGCAGGATCTGTAGTTAAATTAACAGATAGCTTCACATTCAATGACAATACAAAATATGTAACAATTGATGTACAGGACAATGATGTCTATGTAACATATACAGGTGAAACACCAAGTGCTACAGTTGGACATATATTGTATGCAGGAAACTCATATACATGGAGTAAGCAAGCAGCAATGGCAGCTAAGTTTATCCAAGTAGGTAGTGCAGCAGTCATAGCAGCATCTGAATTTACAGACTAATGGGCTTAACAACACAGGCATCTATTAATATACTTAATGGTAGCCTTGCTGCTGCATGGAATAATGGCCGGCCTGGTGGATCTAATAGATTAATACCAAGTATTCCAGGTAATGCATTAGAGAATCCTACATTTGATGTAGCAGAATCTCCACCATTTGGTAATGCTTTTAATGGTGTAGTATACTTTAATAAGTGGGGTCACTTTGGTCAGTTATTTACATCTGACTTTGATTATAAAACATATGTAGGTAATTCATTTCTTGCAAACTTTCCTGCATTTAAAGATTTAGGTGGTGTTTTAGATGATCAGCCCAAAGTGTTAAAGTTATTTGGTTCTGGTACAAACTTTCCAGGTAATTCTACTAATACAAATACAAATAATGCTAGAAGTTTTCCACTAAGTGGTATGTCCTTTACTGCTACTCCAGGAACTTATCCAGATGGTGGTACTTGGGTAAGGCAAGGGTGGTCACAGGGTGTAGCAGTACCAGATAGTGCAACTACAGTTACATTTGGTGCATATGTTAGGATACCTAGTGATGACCAACTTAGAGATTTAAATGTAGTAGGTTGCTATATTAACCAAAATACAGGTAGTAGCAATTATGTAAATGCTATGTATATCAAAGAGGATGGTCAGATGTTTAGTTTTAAAACAGGTTCTGGAAATGCAAACCATTGGTCTGGATTAGGTGATGATATAACAGCAGGTGGCAATACAGAGTATCCTGTTAGATATAATACTGTTTCTACAATTCAAAGTATAACACCTTATCTACAGTCAGAGTTTTCACAATTTAAAAAGATAGAAAAAACAGTTACTCTTCAAGCAGGAACAAATAGAAGATTATCATTTGAAATGT